CAATTCGGTCGGCAATTTTTTCGGTTTCTTCGACCAGGTTGTTGGCACGCAAAATGTTTTCGCTGGATTTCAAGAGTTCTTGCGCGATGTATGTGCCAGAGTCGACGCCGGCGTTGACGACTTGCATAAGTGCGCTTCGTGATAAGCCGGCGGCAAGTAGGCGTTCCACCAGTGCGCCAAAATTCTTGGCTTTGTCTGCCTGCATTTGTAACGCGTCAAAGAATGATGTGCCGCCGCGTTCTGCTGCGTATTCTGCTGCGTCGCCGAAATCGATGACGCCGCCAATTGCTTCGCCGACGCCTTTTTTGACTTCGTCGTATAAGCCTTGTTGTTCGTCAAGTTTGGCTTTTGCTTTGTCCAGGGCGTCGGCCATTTTTTTGGTTAGTGCGTCGGCAGCCGCTTCGGTTTGTGCTTTGACGGCGTCCATTGACTTGGCCAGTTTGCTGGTCGATTTTTCGGTAGCATCGATTGGCGGTTTGGCGGCTTTGAGTTTGTTGCCGAAGTTGCTTAGGCGGGTTTCGCTTTGCAAAATGCCTTTGTTGACGTTGCGTTGCGCCGCTTGGTACAGGGCCAGTTTGTAGGTGGTGCCTTTTAGGTCATTGGATAGCGCGTCGAATGCGACGCCGACGTCGTTGACGTTGAGTTTGAATGCGTCTAGTGATTTGTACGCCGTTTCGAATTTGGCGAACATTTCGCTGGCTTTGTCGAATGACCTTGTGAATAGCAGGGTGAGTCCTGCTGCGATGTTGCCGACGACTACCAGTATCTGTTTGCCTACAGCAATAAACGTTTGGCCGACGGATACGAATGCTTTTGCGACAGCTTCGGCTGCGTCCAGAATTTGTTGGCCCCTGTCGCCGAATGATGCTGCCAGTGCGACGAGTGCGCCTTTGATTCCTTTGTCGCCGGCTTCGCTGACGACCAGTTGGAATGCTGGAACGATTTTCTGGTTCAACATATCGACGAACCTGGTGACGAACGGCAGGACGTAGTAACCGATTGTTTCTTGCAGGTTGCGTAGTGACGTGCGCAGAATTTGAACTTTGCCCTGGAATGTGTCGGCTGCGACGGCGGCCTGGCCTTCGAACGCGTCACGCAACAGCAGCAATGCGTTTTGTGTGTCTTTCGTGGCTTTGTTGGTTGCCTTGTATTCGATGCCTAATTTCTTCAACCCGCCAACGTTGCCCGTCATCACTTCGGTCAATAATTTGGTGGTTTCTTCCAATGACTGGCCACTGCCGGCCGACACGTCAAGGGCCAGCGACAGCAGTTCCTGTGCGCGTTGCACCTTGCCAGTGATGGTTGCCAGGCGTCCCAAAGCTGGGCGTAATTCGTCGTCGGCTACGCCTGTGGCTGATTCCAGTTTGGCGATGTACGCTTCGGCCATTTGGACGCCGAAACTGGTTGCGCCGGTGACGTTTTCTAGTTGCTTGGCCAGTTTGGCTTGCGCGGCCTGGTCTGCGGCGGCTGCCTGGGCTGCGTCGTACAGGACTTTGCCCAGGGCGATTGCGCTGCCTGTTACTGCCAGCGTTGCCGGCAGCATCAGTTTTTTGAAAATGAATCCTGTTTTGGCGACGACGCCTTCAAGGGATTGAAATTCTTTGATTGCGCGTTTGATGCCTTTGCCGTTCCATTGTGTGACAAAAGGAATCGTTACGGCCATAGTCCTAGATTACCTTCATTGGTCGCTGAAGATGGCTTTACGGTTGACGGCCGCCATGACGCGTTCAACTAGTGCGCGCATTTCTTTGTCGACGACGTCGCGGTTTTTGTCGTATGCGTTCCACAGCACGCGGCCAGGTTGCCCGAATCGCGTATTTAGGGCGACAATCATTTGCCTGCCTTGTGGTGTTTTGCCGCTCGATTCGCGGCCTGCCATTTCAAACATTTCGTTTGCTGCGCCCAGCCACGACAATGTGAAAACTTGCAGATTGCGTACTGCGCCTGCGAATTCCCTGGGTTGACGCGTGTTGATTTTGGCTTTTACCATTCGTTTGGCGGCGTCGGTGTCCCAGGGGAACACGCCGCCTGTGGCGATTGCCTGTTGCCGTTTTTCTTCGGCTTGGACTTTGGACCACACGTCGCGTACTTTTTTGCCGCCGAACGGTTTGCGGGTTTTGGCGGGGTTCCATGACCGGCCCCAGCCTGACAGTGGTGGTTTGTCGCCTAATGCTGTTAGACCGGCTTTTGCGTCGCTCTCGATTGGTTTGACAATCGCTTTGTAGTCGCGTGTGATTTGCCGCCGCAGTTTTTTGTCAAATGTGTTTAGTTCCTTCAGGGCTTCTTTCAGGCCCACGACTTCGACACTGGCGTAGACAGGCATCAGCGTCGCTTCGCCTGTTTTTCGGCGACGTCCATGACGGTCGCCAGGTCACGCGTATCGAATTCGACGCCGTCCGGCCAAAAACCGGTTCGCAGCAGCAATTCCGCTAGTTGGCGGCGGTATCCGCCGCGACCGTAGGGTTTGAGTCTTCGCCGCCCAGGACTTGTACGTCGTCCAGTTTTTGCAGCCATGATTCGAAATCGCCGACCGTTTGGCCGGCACGCTTCAGACTGGCGTAGGCCATGAATGCCAGGTCTTCCAGGGCGAAACCTGAGGCCAGGTCGCCTGCGCGTTTCTTGTATTTGCGTTCCCATTCGACCAGGACTTGCAGCGATGTTTCGCATCGTTGCGTCGTGCCTGCGTGCGTGATTTCTAGTTGCAGTTTCATAGCCTGCCCTTTCTATGTGTGACTGTATCAGGCTTCCGTCAGGTCGCCGCCGATGAACGTGACTTGCACTTCGGACAATTCGCCCAGGTTGGCGTTCACGATGTCGACCGATTCCAGATAGGTGTCGGCCAGGGTCATCGTTTTCGTGTCTGCGCCGACGACGACGGTGACTTGTGTGCCGACTGCGCCGGTCAATACGTCGTAGGTTTCGTCGGTGGCGTACGACATCAGGAAATTGAACACGGCCTGGTGATTGGCGAGGCCTGCGACGTAGACGCGTGCGGTTGCGCCGAATGCGGTGGATTCCAGGGCCTCGATGGTCTTGGTCAGCACGGCCGATTTGCATTGTGCGGTCAATGTGTCGCCGTTGACGGTGACCGATGGGTTTGACAGGTAGGTAGTCGTCATGGTTTGGCCTTTCGTTTCTTGGCTTTAGTTCTAGCAGGTTTCTGTTCGGGTTTGGTGTCATCGACTTTGCGTACGAATCCTGCCGATAGTAGATATTTGCCGTTGTGGCCGACCAGGTCGTCAAGGAGGTGTCCGACCTGGTGGCCGGCGAACGGTCGTAGTACGCGGTAGGTCATGGTGCGACTTTAGTCCGTATCGTCAGGTCGTACGATGCGTAATCTTGTCCACCGTACGACGTGACGGTTGGGCGGCCGTCAGTGAGTCCGATTTCTTCGGCGCGGATTTTGTCGGCCAATTCCAGGAGCTTTGATAGGGCTTTACGGTCGCCTGGGCCGATGGCCAATATTTTGACGGTGAAATCCATTTGCGTGATGGTGTTTGTGTGCATCAGGAACGTGGGGGCGTCGACCAGGACGCAGGGCGGGTTGATGTTGCGCGGGTCGCTCGACGCCGTGACTGGCAGGCCGGTGATTGTGCCTAATTTGGCGACCAGGTCATCGAATCCGGCATTGAAAATGTCGGTCATGCGATGGCCGGCCTGTTGATGCCCAGCAGGCGTAGCACTTCAATGAATGACCCGCCGACCGGCCCTGACGTTGCGAGGGGGTCGTATGCGGCGTAGTTTTCGGTTGCGCTGCCGCGCTGCCGGTAAAGGTATCCGCAGTAGATGATTGTTCCCAGGCGTACGTCGCCGCTAGGCACTGTGGTCAAGCTGTCGAAGTATCCGGCTTCTTGGCGGCGTCGCCAGGCGAACTGGTTGCCGGCCGCAACGCACAGGGTCAGCAGGTCGTAGTCGCTCGATGGATTGGTGACGGTGAATCCCAGCCAGTCTTCGACGTCGGCGTTTGTGACCCAGGTACAGGTTGGCGTGAATGTGACTGTGCCTGTGACTGGATAACGGACGATGTCGGCGGTCGTCAACGCGAACGCGATTTGGTTTTGGATGCGTAGCGCGTCGTTGTAGACGTAGTCGCCTTCATCGTCAACGCCGATAAATTCAAATTGCGGGATGGCGGTGACGACGACGTTGCCGGTGAACGGCGACCCCAGGCCGAAACCTGACAGCGAAATCGTGTTGCCTACTTCAATCGGTGTTGAAGTAAGCGTTGCGATGACGCCGACGTTGTCGTTGACCTGCGCGTGTGTCGTTGTGTAGGTCGCCATCAGGCGGCCCCCTAACTAGTTATCAGGTCCAGTTGACGTATGCGTACTTCGTCGCGTCAATCATCAGGGTCGCGAAATAGCCCCTGAATGAAATCTGGCGGCCCAACACTTCGGGCTTGTCGATGGCGATGAGGCCGCGCTGGTTTTCGTAGATTTCGAATCCAGCGAATGGGCCGGTGGCGGTTCCGACGATGATGCGGTCCGCGCCTGCGCCGGTGGCGAAGTTCTTGTCAACGACAAGGGTCAGGCCCAGCGGGTTGCCGTTCCACGACGATGCGACGGATTGGCCGGCTGCGTTCATCGGTCCGACTGATGGGAACAGCGGTCGGTCCGCGCCGTCGACAAGTCCACCGATTTTCGCCCACGATGCGGGGCTGACGAACATGTGCGTCGGCATCACGTTTGACGACGCCGAAATCCACTGCGCCAGCGCGTAGATTTCTGCGACAAGCGTGTCGCTTGCGCCGCTCCACGTTCCGCGATTGGTGCTGTTCGTGTACAACTGGTCGGCTGCGTAGTTGTCGGTTGCGTCGGCGTACTGGCCGGCCATGTCCTGCAGCAAGATGTTCACGCTGTTCGGGTCGGTCCAGTCGATTGACTGTTCAGATACCAGGGCAGTGCCGCCGAACGTCAGGCGTGTCACCTGGTTGTCGGTGACGACCATCGTGGTGGACGAAAGTCCAGCAAGTTCGCTCGACTGTTGCGCGACGCTGGTGTGCGTCGTGATTTCTGGGCGAATGAACACTTTGCCACTGCCCAACGGCATCGCGCGCGCGCCGATTGCGCTGACGACAGGTCGCAGATAGTTGATGTTCGTGTAGACGCTGCCCACGACTGGAATCGGCAACAGACCCAACTGGTCGCCAGTTGTCTGGTCGCCGGCTGCGGCTTCAAGCGGGTTGTGGTACGCCTGATGGTCGGCAATCATGCGATTCACGGCTGCGACTTTGTCGCCGCCCTGAACATATGCGGAAATCCATTCGGCTGCCGACGGAAGACGCGACGGTGCTTTGCGCGCTTCAGCCCAAATCGGGGCCTTCGGTGCTTCGGCAGGCTTTTCGGTTGCGGTGACTTCGGTGTTCATGGCTGTTGTCTCGCTTTCGTTTGATTCGACTTTAGCAGCAGCGATGCTGTCAATGGTGGCATTCGGGAACGCGGGTTCGGCGACGATGGATAGTTCGCGCCAGGTGGCTTTGCTGACGACCAGGACGCCGTTGTCGTCGTAGTTGGCGTCGACAGGGTCGACGCCGACACTGACTGCGTCTAGTGCGCCGTCCTTGATGAGTTCGATGACGTCGTCGCCGGCTTTGGTTGCGCTGATTCGGGCCGTGTAGCGCATTCCGTCTGCGGTTTCTTCGCGCGCGGTGACGATGCCGACGATGCGGTTGGCGTCATGCGATTCAAGTAGGCGCGGGGCTTTGCCTTCGGTGGGCAGGCTGCCTGGCAGGAATTTGACGCGTTCGCCGCCGCTGACGGTCGCTTCGACGTTGTATGGCACTGCGACGCCGCTGATGGTGCGCGGTGCGGCCGCCTTTTTTGTTTCGTCTTCTTCGTCCATGCCGTAGCCAGCCTGCAGCTGCACTTTTCCTGCGGTCAAAATAATCATGCGACCAGCGTAGGCGTTCGCGGTTGTCGGTTTGGTGGATTCCATGTCGTTGTCGTTTTCGGTGATTTCGCCGCCTGGTTCGATGCCTTCGTCAATTGACACGGCGACCATTTGGTCGACGGCGTCCTGTTTTTCTAGGTGGCAGCCGACGATTTCGCCGGTGTCGGTGATGACTGCCCAGCCGGCGCAGTCTTCCATTTCGTCGGTGACGTAGTACGGCATATCAGTCCGCTATCGGTTGCCCAGGTGATACGGACGTACCCGACCCCGCAGGCGCGGGCAGTGCGCCCGCAGGGCCAGATATGTCGTTTTCCATTAGATAGGAATCGACATCTAGTTTTATGTAGCGGCCGCGCGGCGTCACGCTGTTCAGCGACAATGTTTGTTCGATGCAGTCGATGTAAGGTTTTGCGCCGAATAGGTACAAGTCCTGGCGTGCCTGTTGCGCGTTTTGGTAAGTCATGCCGCTGCCGGCTGGTGCGCCGACGAGGTACGGCGGGATGTTGGCGATGCGCGCCAGTTCTAACGCCTGATAGGTGCGTGCGCCGACCAGTTCCAATTTGCTGGGGTCAATGTTTGATTCGCGCCATTCGACGTATTCGTTCAACGCCGCGACGCTCGATGTTTGTCGTGCTTCGGACCATGCAGCTGCCAAGTCGGCA